AAGCTTTTAAATGACTCTGCAAACAGGCGTACTCAAAGTTAGTAACTCCATGTATAGGACTCGTTAAGTTAAGTCCATCAACGGCTTCTATTCTTTTGATTTGGCTGGTCTGCCCTTTTTCTTTTTCTCCACTTGTAAAGAGTCTACCCGCTTGTTCTCTACAGCTGGCAGTAAATCGCTCTCTTCGGTCGGCACTTCGTTTAAGGTTGATGTAACAGGCGTGTATTGGTGTTGAAATTGCTTTTTTTTTAACTCGACTATTTTACGCTCAACAAAGCAGTGACCTTTTCCTTTATCGGTAGCCATCTTCACTAGCTCGTCATTAATGTTATCTTCATTAATTAACAGGCGTGTGCCTTTGTCATTTTTAAAAACAATTTCAGAAAGTCCATCTTTTAATTGCCATTTGCATAATTTGAAATCACTCATATAATTATTATTTTGGTTATAAATTTACTTTAATTTTTTGAATATTATCTGATATGTTTTGCAGTTCTATAATTTCGTATCGCATCGAATTTAAACCGCTTTTTTGCCATAGTTTATCTGTTTGCTTAAGTATGTTCTTATTGGAATCATACATGGCTGTAATGGGCTGTTTCTCGTGATTTAAAGACTTATATCTGTTTAGTTGCATATCTACTTTTACGTTTGCTAATATAGTGCGTTTGTAGAGGTCATCATCTTCACCTCCCCATCCCCAAAAACTATTGCTAAATCCGTTACAAGCTAAAAATGAAAGAGCATCAAACATAACCACCCCGCCAAATAAATCTGCATAAGGTTTTTTGTAATTGAATTGACTACATAAACCACTTAAATGGATTGCACCCTCAACATATTGATTATAGATATTTTTATTTTCAGCAATTAAATCCACATCGTGAAAGCAAACTATATCATCTTTACACTCATTAAATCCAATGTTCATAAGTTTTCCACGATTAAATAACTTTTTTTCCTCTTGTTCTACAATAAGTATATCAAAATCTGAATATTCTTTTAAAAATACTTCTAAATTTTCGGGTCTGTTTCTGTATGGTACTATTATTTTCATGGCTGCATTTTTTGAATTATAGCCCACTCAATACATTTATTTATTCTTTCAGTTTGGTCTACATCCTTATCGTACATTCTACTATACCAACTGTGAATCAGCATAGGCTTTTTGTTTACATTTATTATTGTAGACGTTCCATCGGTGCTATCAATATCAGAAAATTCAGCTGATGAAAAGTTTTTAAACATCCAATAAAAAAGCCATGCAAAAGGCTCATCAAGATTATAGTTAGCTTCTATTTCTTTAATCAGTTCAAAGTCTATAATATCATTAAAACTATTATATTTTTCTTTAATGGCATCCACATTAAATATATTGAAAAAAGGGTTTGCTGTGTACTTAGATTTGTTTCGATGTGGAATTAATCCACCTCCATCGGGAACGCCTGCATATACCCACCCGTTTCGCTTCATTTGATTAATACAAACGTCTATTAAGTTTTCATTTATTATAAAACAATCTTCATCTACATTAACAACCCATCCGCTTTGTGTTTCAAAAATCCATTTTAGATAATTAACAGCACCTTCAAATCCTTTGAACTGCTTACATTGGATAAATTCGTTTTCGCTACTCAAAAATGATTTAGCAATTTTATACAGCTTTTCATTTTGGGACCTGGTTACTATTGTTTTTTTCATAAACGTTTTTTTATAAAATCACACAATTCATAATTTTGCTCTTTCTCAAATTCCACTAAAGCTAGTTTCAATAAACTAACTCTTTTATATTCATCTCCATTAATGTGCTTACGATAATACTTTGAAATTCTAAAGTAAGCCTCCGTTATGCACATTGAGCATTTAATATCTATTCCTTGATTATAAACTAATTCATGATATTTATTAAGTTGTTTAATATCAACTTTATCAATTGAATAATTTAAAACATTTTCTTTTATTTCATCTAATAGCATAACGCAAAAATAAAAAAGCCCACCAAATTAATGGTAGGCTCTTTCAAGTATTTATTCACATTTATTCTGTGATTACGTCTAAGTATGCAATTGTTGCCGTTAAAGAGCCACCAACTAGCATCATATCTGGCAATGATGATTGATCTCCGCTAAATGTAGCTGTGATACCGAAGTCATCTTGTAGTGCAGTTCCTGTACTTCCACTTAATGCTGACATTTCAAGACCTTTTTCAAGTCCATAAATTTCAACATTGCCAGCTTCAGTTTCATAAATTACAACTACATCGTCTTCATTAAGTAGATTTTTAACTAAATCTCTTTTTTCAGGTGTATCACAAAACATCTTAACAGTTGCATTGTGTTTGATAAGGTTTACATTATCACCAAATACGCCTTCAAAAGCTCCATTGTGAGTGTATGCTTTTCCAGTTATTGTGATTAGCTTATAATCTTGTGATGAAGAATCTTCGCCTAATACAAGTGTATTAACATAACCATTTGAATCTTTAGTAGTGCTATCAATTCTACTTAGTGTAGTTAACCAAAGTCTTTTATTGACACCTGCTGTGGCATTTTTCGCCTCACAGGATAACCCTATACTTCTCAGGGTTGGAATGCAATTTTCTGCGCTCATTGTTTTTTATATTTTTATTGTTTAGAAAAAGGGGTGTTGCCACCCCCCTAACCATAAATGTTTAGAATCCTGCAATTACGTTCAAGTCACCAAAAGCATAAGTGTAATCTATCATTGCTGATAAATTAGATTTCAATAAATCTGCATCTGCATCATATCTAGGCTCAATTTCCATAAACCCTTCGCCATCCAAAACAACAGCGTGATTAGATGGTACTGTTAAGATTGCTCTATGTGGATTTACTGTTGAAGCCGGCGAACCAGTTGAATCATAAGTTGCTATTGCGCTATCAAGTAAAGAAAGTTCTATAATTGGTATGCCATTATAAGATAAATCAGAAACGCCATTTAAAATTGAAGCTCTATCAGGCGTACCGTTTTGTAAACCAGTTCCGATTTGCAAGTAACGTCTCCAAGCTCTACCTATTGAAGCTGTTACAATAAATGCTTTTGCCGAATCAGGTTGTCTAAACAATAATTCACTTTGCGCCTGGTAAATTGTATTCATAGTATCTTCGATATTAGCTGGCAATAGGTCTGTATTCGTAATTGAACCAGCATCTACTGTCCCATCTACATTAGCTACACCTGCAGAAAGTTTTGCAAACACTCCATCAATTCCACTTAACCAAGTTGTTGTTGAAGTTTTATCCGACATAAACAATGCAGTCAACATTTGAGTGTTAGCGTTGTTCAATTGCTCTCTAGTAATGAAATCTAAAACTTCTGGAACTTGAGTCAAGTCACCTTTTTTAGCTCCATTTGGCAAAGCGTCGCCATAAATAGATTTCAACAAAACTGAATAACATTGTGAAAGTGAAAAGTCAAGTTCAGCTGGGTTTAGGTTTTTCTTTACAAAACCATTTCCAGTTGCATAAGTCCATCCGCAAGTTGTTTTTAGCGTTGGCTCATATACGGCTGGCGATTTGAGATAAATATCTCTGCCTATTTTTCCAACATAATAGTTGAAAGGCAAGGCGTTTACTTTGATTTCTTCAATTAACGGCTCGAACATTACTTCATAAGCAAGTGAGTTGTTAGTTGGCATTGTGGTGATTATATTTCCCATTTTTCTTTTTTTTTAAATTTTATTTTTTAATTATTTATTTTACTTTTTTATCTCTAAATGCTTTTAGTGCTGACATTGCATCTTTTGGAGCTTCTACGTTTGAGTTGTGGTTTGCTTGGGTTCCTGTTACTTTTGAATTTTTCCCAGTAACTACCATGTTTTCAAATGCTTTTACTTTTGATGCTAAAACTTCTACATTACTTTTAGTTTCATTTAAGATTGTTTCTTGTTTTGCTACTAAAGCGTCTTTGTCTGCTAATTGAGATTTTAATGCCTCAACTTCAGCTTTCAAAGCATCAACTTCGGTAGTATCTTCAACTGCTTTAATTTCAGTAATTACACCATCAACAGTAACAGCAATAGAGCCGTCTGATAATATGTGTTCTGCATCTGGCACTTTCTCAACCATTGCCTCATCTAAGTAAAGCACAATCCCTACGCTAACTTCATCTTCAGCAAAGTATATTACTGTGCCATCTTGTAATTCAGCTGTTTTGTTTTTGAACAAACGGCTTTTAATTTGAGCTAGTATTTTATTGATACCAGTCAATTCGGTTTCTAATTTTTGATTTTCCATTTTATTGTTTATTGTTTTTTTATCAAAGTATGCTACTAATCTGTAGCGAGTGTAGGCTTCAATTTCTTTGCCTACTATTTCATCAACAAAGCCCCATTCTATCGCTTCATTTGCAGTTAGTGTAGTTTGCCTATCTAATATTGGTGTAAGCTCTTCAATTGATTTGCTAGTGATTTCAGAATAAAAGTTTTTTATTTTGTTTTCCGCATTTTTTAAATCTTGTGCTAATGCCTCCAAATCCTTAGCCTCCATAGCTTCTGGATAATTTGGCATCCAAAAGGGATTATGAACAAAAAACTCTGCATTTTTGTACATCCTCCTTTTCCCTTTTTTCCCAGCTTGGAATATTACAGTGGCTATTGAACCACACATCCCATTTACGATTGTATTAACCGTATATGGCAGAGTCATTAACTTATCATATATAGCAAACCCTTCAGTAACAGAACCACCACCACTATTGATATATATATCTAATTCTTGAACTTCTGAATCCAAAGCGTTTAAAGCTCCATTCAAAGTTTCTAAGGTGTAGTTGTATCCTATTTCGCCGCTAATGTGAATTTCTTTTTTCATCTCTAGTGCAAAAATCTATATATATTTACAATTATTATTTTTCATGGCTAAAAACAATTATTAATTATGGCTAAAAAAAGATTTCAAATAAGTAAACGAGAATTTATAAACCTATCAATAAACGTGGCTGTAATGCTTGCAGTTGTTATTGTTGTGTACTTTTGTACATCATTAATTGAATCGAGTTTAAAACTTTCTGATTGGTCAGCTGTTGGTAAGTACTTTGTAATCGTAGCGTCTTATTCAATAATTAAATCTTTGCACAATTATGGCAGATAAAGGCGCACCAAAAAAAAATGAAAAAGAAAAGCTATATAAACAGGAGCGCACTGTTTTAAATCAGTATTGGACTCACCAACTTGAAGCTATGGTAAAGATTAAAGGTACTGACAAATCAAAGTTTATTAGGGAGGCTATTATTGAAAAGTTGAAAAATGAAGATTAATCCTAAAGCTCACTAACTTGAACCGACTTATTAACTCCATTCGTGAATCTTGTAAATTCTGAATATTCCAAGACAGGTGCTGGCATTGACCTTACTGCACTAATAACAGTATCTGCCATTGCAACGCTATTCAAAGAGCTTTGAGCTGTTTGCCTTGCACTAAATCCGCCATCTGTTGTAGGTATAAATCCTGTGGCAAATCTACCCTTCCCAAATTGATAGTTTGGTTTATTACCAACTGCTAATTCCATCATTGCTAATTGGTCTGAAAATGCCTCAGTAGCCTTTGCGGTCATTACACTTTCACCTCTTGAAAGTTTAGCATCTATATTGTCGCTTGTTGAAGTTCCAGGACCTCGTAAACCAATAACACCCTTTGCGAACTTTGGTGGCGGTGGTGGTTTTTGACTAGATATAATTGCAATTTGAGCCGCTGTTGTAGCAGCAACTGCAATTGCAGCAATAGCACCCGCAATAGGTCCAAGTTGAGATATTGCATTTATAACTCCTAATGCACCACCTATAATAGCCTGCACTATTTGAACGGCTTTATTGACTTCAAACTGCTCTTTCTGAATCTTATACTGCTCCATTGCATATTTCTTATTCAGCTCTGCTATTTTAGCTTTCTTTTCCTCTTCATTTAAAGCGGAGGCGTTCACTGCATCTATCTCGGAGTTTTTTTGATTTTCTATCGTCTGTAATCGTAATTCATATATAGTATTTATGGCTGTGCCAACCGCATTAACTGCTTGCTGAAAATCTTGTAATTCTGTTTGGGCTTTAGCTAGTTCCTCTTCATTAATTCCTAAAGCACTTGCAAAGGTTTCACGACCCTCTTTTTTTGTAGGACTCATTAACTTATCTAAAGTATTTTGCAAAGATTGGAGTTGAGCTTTCTCTTCTTCACTTAGTTCACCAAAAAATTTCTTAGTTAATTCTATTTGCTCTTTTAGATATTTTATTTGAATTTCTTGTTTTCGTTTATTTTTATTTTCTTCGCTATCAACTGACAAATCAACTAATTCTAAATCGTTTTTTAGTAGCTTATCATTTAGTGCAACTTGTTTATTGAAAGTTTCTGCATCCCTTGCTATTTGTTGGTCATTTACTTTTTTCCTAGCATCCTCAACTTGCTTTGCCCTTTCTTCATCAAACTTTTTCAAGGCTTGGATTTGTTGTTGACCTATTGCTAATCTCAAAGCGTTTTCAGCTTCGCTATTTCCTTTTACTAAATCTTGTTTCTTTTGAAAACTATCTTCCAATCTATCTCTTTCACTCTTTTGAAATTCATCTTCTAAAGCTAGTATTTGAGCGTCATATGCCTTTTTATCAGCTAATGCCTTTGCGTCATCTGCTTCTTTCTTTTGTCTTCTTTTTTCAGCATCCGCCTCTCTTTTTGCTTGTGCTTTTTCAGCTTCAGCCTCCGCTTTTTCAACTATTTTATTATTTAACTTTACATTTTTTTCTACAAATACCAAGTTTTGAGTTTCTAGTTTTTCACGTTCTAATAATTTAGCTTGATAGTCTTTTAATTCTTTTTCGTTAACTTTTAAAACGTTTTCAGAGCGCGCTTTTGTTTTTACAAATGTCGCATCTTCAAAGTTGGTGGTTTCTGTTAATATTTTCAACTCTTGATCTGTAATACCGTACGTTTCTTTAAGTGCGTTTTTCTTTACTTTCAAATCCGCATCTGTCCTTGCAACTTCTTTTTTAAATATATCCTCTTGTATCTTATCGGCATCCTCCAATGCTTTTAATCTTTCTTTTTCGCTTTTAGTTCTATCCGTTGCAACTATTTGTAAAAGCCTAATTTGCCGATTTGCTCTTTCTTGTGATATTGAAAACGCCTCAGCTGTATCTTCTAAATCCCTCATTACATCGGTTAGCTCTTGACCTGCTTTTATAGCCCCACTCATACTACCTCCACTAACCAATCCTTTGAAAGCATTACTAATGCCATTAACCACGTCTTCTATTCCATCCGCCACAGGTTTAAAGTCTTTAAATACATTTATCAAGGCTTGCACACCCATAATAATTAAAGGTAGTCCTGTTGTAGCTAATGCCATAGCAAAGCCTTTAACTCCACCGCCTGCGCTAACAAAACCAGCTTTAGCACCTTGTAACCCTTGCGTCATTGTTTGAAGCCCTGTATTACTTTTAATTAATTCACCAAAAGCACCTTTAATGCTTTCAGCATAATTACCAACATTTCGCCTTGTATCTCCTAATGCTTTTTCTTGATTTTTTAAAACATCATTTACTTTCTTTGCTGTTTCAATTTTTTGGTTAAGTGCTTTTTTTTCGGCTTCCGTTGCAGCGGTTGTGTTTACTATTTCACCATATAAAGCATTGTAAAGTTTACGATTTGTAGCTATTGAATTACTTTCTATATTCATTAAATCCGTATTGGACTTTGTTGCTTTGCCAAGCTCATTAACGGCACTCTTTTGATTTGTTACAACTGTACTTAAACTATTATACTCTTTTTGCTGTGCTTTTAAAGTTGTTGTTAAAGCTATACCCTCATCGGTATTCTTTTTTTCTTCTTCAGTAAGTTTTGAAAGTTGATCTTTTGTTTGACCAATAGCCACTCCTAAAACTTTCATTTGGTCAACTATCGGCTGTACGTTTATGGTAAAGATTTCTGCTTGTGCCATTACAATTTAATTTTAATTAGTTCAACCTCTGCGCTATCATTAGTATTTAAGGAAGTCACTATTTTGTTAACAATATAATACCCATCTAATTCTTTTATGTACACAGGATTTTCACCACTGAAATTAGCTATTTTATCAATTCCTAATCTCATGAAACACTTTATTATTATTGGTTTGTCATTAATTGCTTTCGAAATACTCGCATAAAAAATATTAAACAAATCATTGTCAAATCCTAAGTTAAAAACGTTTGCCGATTCAATAAAGTATGTTGTAAAGTGCCTATTGTCTATCGTTGTGTATTCAGCAGATGGGAACTGCGTAACGCTATACCTAAAGTCGCCTGTATCCTGTCGCATCATAAGACATGGCATTTTTTCAGTCCGCACATATTCGTAATCTTTAAAGCAACCTATCCAAGCAACCTCAATTCCATTCGACCTTACTTGAGTTATGCTTGCATCGTATTTAAGTTCTATTTTCTTTTGTTTAAAAACTTCTGGCAACTCAATTTTTAAATCTGTTCCAACTGGCTTTGGGTATTGCATCCCATTTTCTCCATACTTTTCCATTTTTTCACCATACGAATACTCCCCTATTATATTATCAACTTGATAAAGTATTTGAGGCTTTTCTGTATAGTCCACACGACCACTCCAATCATCTGAATAAGCTACATTTGTGAAGTCCTTATATGGCTTTATTTTTACCTTATTTCTAAACTCATCAACTAATATAACACACCCGTATTTTAAACAATATTGTTTGATAAATTCAGCTTGTGTCATATCAGCTAATTGATTAGCTATTGTTCTATATGACAATCCTAAAGATTGCTCGGCTGTGCTTGTATATGTAGTTTCGTAAGTGCCACCAATTACAGCTAATTGCTCACAGCTAATTATCTCAATAGTGGCGTTTCTATTTTGTACTGCATCGGTAGCTGGCAAAGAGCCTAATCTTGTTTGAATCCATAGATAAAATCCAGTTAACTCTGTTTGCATTAAACCTGCCGTTGTTCTTTCTTTACATTCAAACTCAAATATTTCATCAACTGATTTCCAAGTATTGTTAGCATCTAAATCTAAGTGATAAGGCGTAAATATTCCATTACCTGCTGTAATACCTAATGGAGTTGGCAAAACATTAAATCTAAATTGAACGGGATTATTTCCACTTACTCTACGATATTCAAATTTTACTCTAACCTTTACTTTGCAATATTCAGGAATTTTAAAGTAAGACTTACTATTAGTTAGTCCTTTTGGGTAGTTTGTTAATGTGCCATCGGTTCGGTAATATCTTTCATTTTGGCTTATTACAGAATCGATATAAACAAAAGACCCTCCAATAATAGAGCCTCCAATACTACTGATACTACCAAATTGAGACATTTTAAATAAAGCATTGTATCTTGAAAAGTCATCACTTCTTAAATTATTATTTGCGCCAACTGGAACTACTGGAACTCTATCTTTAAAATAATTTTCATTTAATATTACATTTTCTAAAGTATAGCCACTTTCGGTTATTATTTTGTCAACAAGATAATTCTCATTAATCATAGGCAAAAGCACACCCAAAAAAATAAGGTTATCATTGTTAGGGAATCCAGCATTAGGGCTGTCCACTTGGCAATCAGTAACAGGATAAAGCAAAGGACTATTTATGTCATCATAAGTTGCAAGCTCAAATGTTCTCCAATGGTGGTTAAGGTGCTTTAAATTTAAGTCCTTTAATTCTTTGTTTTTAATCAAATCAAAAAATGAAGCCGATGTGTCAAATAAAGTAACTTTAAATCCGTAGTCACCACTTGAGTTTAATATCAACTTTGAAAACTTCATGTCGATTCCGTCTGAAATCAACTGGCATGGTATCATAATATAAGGTAAACCCGTATTACTCAAAGTTTGATTTGCATTCTCAAATATAGCTTGATTGTTTGCAGTTGGTGGCAAAGTAAACTGATTCGTTTTCGAGCCTAAGCGTTTACTTAAGTCACCAACATTAGCAAGGTTATATTCTCCTTTCAAGTCTTGAGGCTCTATATCAGCAAGCTGACCTAATATATATAGGCTGACATTCATTACTGACTTTGAATGTTTACGCTTTGAGCAATTCTAAACCTAAATAGCCTAGTTAAATTCCTTTCATTAGAGTCTAATACTATAAGGTCATTAGAATCGAATATAATAGGCGTAAATCTTGCGTTCCATCCATAATAGAATGGTATATCCTCATCATAATAAAACGCTTGTATTGCGGTCATTAAAGACTCTAATTTTTTGTTTTGATTTAAGTCAATAACTCCAGTGCTAACTGTAACCCCTTTATAAGTAGTGCCATTCTCAAATTTCCTT